ATTCTAGGGTCGGAAATACATTTGAATAATGCAGAAAAAAAAAGAGCCTCAATAATAGTGGCAAACATAATATTGCAGACTTTATAGATGGGAGGGGGCAGTTGCCCGGATTTGCGGTCTGCTCTACTGTGTATTATCTATTAGGGGTTAAAAAAAATTATCTCTCAAGGGGTCTCAACGATAGTAATTATGTGTATACATAAGTATACCCTCTCTTTTGAGGGAGAGGGTACACCTAAACAAACAATTATATATGAATAGGAGACATCATTATGTACACCTTATTAAGATTTATTAATTATAACATTGACTGTCAAGCATAAAAAGTAAAATAATATAATTAATGGAGAAGGAGGATTTAATTAATGAGATCAAGGATGCCATCATTGAGGTATCTCACAATAAATCGGTTCTTCAAAAGAAGAGTATAAGTCGTTACAAGCCAGAGAAGGTAGCAGAGATACTATATTTGTTTAGTATAGGTAATAGTCAGACAAGGATTATAAAGAAGTATGGCTTTGATAGGAATAGTGTAGTTAGTGTATTGGTAGACTATGCAGATTACTTTGGTAAATTTAGAGAAATATCTGGGCAGATAGCTGCAAAGAGTTATATGAATCTCAGTAGTCTTGAGGAAGACTTGGTAGATGCGGTTCGTGATAGAATGGAAAGTGGTGAGATTGATGTAACCTTTAGGGACTTGAAGGAGTTGAGTATAGCTAAAGCAAATGCTGGTAGGGAAGCATTAACTGCTAGAGGTGAAGCCACACAGATAACAGAGGACAGAAAGATATACACCCAAGAAGATTACGAAGAAACATTAAGTGCCGCCAAAGCTAGGATAAAGAAAATTAAAGGAGAGGTAATAGATATAGATGATAACTGAGGATTACGATGATTTATTTGATAGGATTCGTGGTAATTTAGGCGAACACTTTGGGAACTATATGTTTATAGTAATGGATGACGATGGTGATTTATTCTATGATTACACAAACCATAGGGTGGGTAAAATGTTAATAAAAGAGACCCAAGCTGATATGGATGAAGAGATTGATTCATTAGAAATAGTTTGGGAAGAAGAGGAAGCAGAGGAAGAAGAAGATGGATAGCACAATGGCAGTTTATTTTGGTTTTTGGTTTTTTATTATATTTGGTTGTTTATTCATGGCTTGCAGACAAGTAGTTGTAGAGAAGAGTAAAGAGGAAGAATAAATGCAGTTTCCAAATAAAAAATACAAAACTATTTATGCTGACCCACCTTGGCTAGAGGTAGGTGGCGGCAAGATTAAGAGAGGTGCTGATAAACACTATAGCTTAATGAAAACCAAAGACATATGCGAACTACCCGTATCTACAATAGCTGATGATAACTGTTGGTTGTTTATGTGGGTGACTAATAATTTTCTTAAAGATGGCATAGAAGTTATGGAAGCATGGGGGTTTAGATATGTTACCAACTTTATTTGGGTCAAGGAAAGATTTGGGCTTGGTTATTATTTTAGAGGACAACATGAGATTTGTTTGTTTGGGGTAAAGGGAAATCTAAAACCAATCAAAAGAAATGTTCGCTCTGTTTTATGGGCAGAGAAAACTAAGCATAGTAGAAAACCCAAAGAAGCTAGGGAACTTATCAAAGATATGGCTCACTCTCCTATGATAGAGCTATTTGCTAGAGAAAAGTTTGATGGCTGGGATAGCTGGGGCAATGAATTATAATGGAAATTAAATTTACTAATCATCCTATACTGAAGCCCCCAACAGATGAAGAGATAGTTCTGTTAGGTGAAGAAGACCCAAGGTTATTGGTTGATTTACATCAAGCACATGAAGGTAGAATCAAGGCAGCAATAGAAGACCCATTGAAGTATGGGTTTGACCTAGAGGGTTGGCATAGGATCAGAGATGGGTTAGAACTATACAATGAGTGTTTAACACTAGGTGGTAATAGGTCTGGTAAGACAACCGGGTGTGCAAAGATAATGATGGAATCAGTCATAGAAAATACCGATGGTCATCTTGTATGCTTCTCCCAAAATGCAGATACATCTGTTAAGGTACAGCAAGCTGCTGTATGGGAGATGATGCCCAAAGAGTTTCGTAAGAAAACAAAGGGTATAGAAGGGTATATAAATTATTCTATGCAAAATGGTTTTACTGGTAGTAGTTTCATATTCCCTGATACTAGAACGAGGGTTGATTTTAAAACTTACACACAGTTTAGTAACAATCAAACAATCCTTGAGGGTTTTGAGTTCGGATATAAGAACCCAAGTTCTTTGAACATAGGGGCATGGCTAGATGAATACTTAGGTGATGCAACCTTAGTAAATACATTGAGGTTTCGTCTAGCGACTAGGGATTCTAAATTACTGATTGGGTTTACTCCGATTGATGGGTATACCCCATTTATCTCCGAATATCTAAAAGGATCAGAGACATTAGAAACAAGACAAGCAGTATTATTAGATAAGTCATTACCAGTAAGGCAGTATAGTACTTCAAGAGATGCTTCGATTGTTTATCTTCATTCAGATGAGAATCCTTTTGGTGGATATGAAAGAATAGCAAAGGACTTACAAACAGCAACAGAAGAAGAAATATTAGTCAGAGCATATGGTGTGCCAGTTAAGAGTATGACAACACTTTTGCCATTATTTAATACAGAGGTAAATGTATTGAATGATAAGCCTAATAAGTATGGTATGACATTTCCTAATATAAGTGAGAAGAATAATTATACTTGTTATATGGTTGTAGACCCAGCGGGAGCTAGAAACTATTCGGCACTATGGGCAGGTGTCGATGATGAGGGCTTTGTTTACATTAGGAAAGAGTTTCCTGATAGAGATACCTATGGAGAGTGGGCATTGTTTGGTGATCCAAAGTGGAGATATGGACCAGCGGCAAAGAAGATTGGATTAAATGTAGAGGGATATGTTGCTTTGTTTCAAGAGATAGAAGAGGACTTAGGGATAAAAGTTTATGAAAGGATTGGTGACTCTAGGTTCTTTGCAAAAGAAAACGAGAATAATGACGATTTGTTTAGGGCATTTGACGACTATGGAATGAACTTTGTGGCAAGTGATGGACGAAAAGAAGAGATGGGTATTAGTGCATTAGATGAATGGTTTAACTATAATCCCAATATACCAGTAGACGAAGCAAATCGTCCCATATGCTATGTACATGAAGAGTGTGGGAATCTAATAGATTCCTTAATTAATTATGGCAGTAATGGTAAAGCCGATGAAGCACTCAAAGACTTTTTTGATTTAATAAGATATTTAAGAATGACAAATGGTGGTGAAGGACCTGACCATGTAACGGGTAGAAAACTAGCGACAATAACCAAAAGCAGAGGTGGTTACTAATGGCAAAACAAAGATTAACGAAAATAGCAGAAGATTACGAATTACCATTTGATGAGGCAAAAGAATTAGCTTTTAAATTATTAGATGAAAAACATATAACCGGGAAGGGTAGAAATACTTGGGTAGATGAACTAGGACAAAAGATACTAGATGATAATATTCCTTTGAAGATAGCGGAAGCTAGAACCTATAGGGGTGTAATCAGAAATGTATGTCCAAACCCAAGATTTTGTATCGTTCATGTAAGAGAAAAAAACGGATGTATTAAAATGAGAGCATCAAAGAAATATATGCCTTTACTTAGAAAAGGTATGATGGTATACCTACAAGAGAAGGAAGATGATGTTTACGAACAGATTGATCCTAAAATATATTGATAACTATGTTAAAATAAAAACCTATGGAAGAATCAGCTATTTCTGAATCACTTACTTATGTAAGTGACGACCCCAACATACTACATCTCCGTCATGCCTACGAGCAAACTATAAATGAGTTAGAGCCATATTTTGATTTATGTCGTGACTCATATGATAATCGTAGAAATTATTGGAACGGAAAAACTAGAGACCACAGAAAGCACGGATCAGATGCTTTTCCTTTTGAGGGAGCATCGGATATGGAAGCTCATGTGATTGATGAGCGAATACAAAGATTGGTCGCTTTACTTATGTCAGCACTTAATCGTGCAAATGTAACTGCTTTCCCAGTAGAAGTGGGTGATATGGGTCGTGCCAAAATGGTATCTAGTTTCTTAAAATGGATGATTAGCTCTGGTTACATCAATCGTTTTGATAAAGAAATGGAACTAGGATGTAATTATTTGTTAGAGCGAGGTATACTGATTAGCCATGTAGGTTGGCAAAGAGAAGA